TGAAATTCAACGAGCCTAAGACGACTACACCAGTTAGTCTTATGGATCGAGCTGTGCAGGATTACTTGTACGGAACCACCCTTGATGGGCGTTCTGTATCTGGAGTTGCTGCTGAATTTGAGAAGAATAACCCTGGTTTCTTTTCTGTCCGACCCTTGCAAGAGGCGTTGGATGGTGATCAGACCGGAGTTGTTCGCGGTATGAATAATCAGACTTCCTCGGGAGTCTGTTACGGAGGTAAGAAGACGAAGTACCTCGAACTTGATCCTCTCACAGGTGAACCTGTCATCCCTCGAGTTTTGGATAAACTTGTTGAGAATGATATTCTCAAGTTGGAAGAATCTTGGCGATCCGGCCAGGGCACCTTTGATCCTTTTGTAAGAGCTTCTAAAACAAATGAAGTCTTGCCTTTGGAAAAGGCCGAAGTCAAAACTCGCTCCGTTTATGGTAACGATATGGCTTTCTTCATCGCAGCTACTCGGGCTATTATTCCTCTAAAACACGTTCTTCGTGAAAAAGAGGTGTCCGAATGCTTCGTTGGAGTTGCGGCCCAATCCGATGATTGGACAAAATTGTATAATCATTTAACTAAGGGAGGTTCCTACACTAATTTTGTGTGTGGTGACTTCAGTGGTTATGATACTCAACTTCCTAAAGCTCTTCTTGAGAAATCTGCTGCAATCATTTTGCAAATTTATCGTGAAAACGGTGCTTCTGAGTCGGATTTAGAATATCTTCGTGGTTTCCTTACATCCGTTGTCAGTCCAGTTATGATCTGGGAAGGACACTTGCTACAATTCTGTAGTGGGCAACCTTCGGGACAGCCTTTGACGGTTGAGATGAATTCTATTGTGAATTCTATCTTGGTTCGTATGGCTTTCTTTAAGATCATGGACGAGAAGTATCCAGAGATTAAGAATCCTAACTTTAGGAATTTTGTATCTCTCGCTGATTATGGAGATGATAATGCTATGGGTGTTGATGATTCAATCCCCGAGTTCAATCACACCGCTATCCAAGAGGTGTTTGCGAGCTGGGGCATCAAATACACTATGGCAGACAAAGAAGCAGATTCTGTTCCCTTTCAGACTATTGAAGAAGTTTCCTTTTTGAAACGAGTTTTTCGTTACCATCCTCAGTTGGATGCAATCGTAGCTCCTTTGGAAGAGGAATCTTTGAGTAAAAAATTCTATTGGTGGACTAAATCGAAGAATACTCCTTTGACTTTTCCCGAGCAATTTCAAGCGAATTTCGAATCGCAAGCTCGTGAAGCTTATCTACATGGAGTAGACTTTTATGAAGAATTTTGTGCCAAATGTGAAAGGATTGTCGCTGCGTCTCAATCGGGAGATGAGCGATTTGCATTACCTTGGAATACTATCCAACCTGTCAGTGCTGAGCGCATGAATAGCATGCTCATTGACGCCTACCATCCTCCACCCTCTGAGGAAGGTATGTAAATATAAGAGGGATTATATGTATTTGTAAATTAGATGTATATTAGGGTCCAGGCCCCTTAGTCCTGGCGGTCGTAGGAAACATGATCGAGACGCTAAAGTTACCCAGGTGAGGTAGTTACTTGCTTTCTGACACGGTGCTTCAGCCGCACTAGAAGGTAGAGAAAACTCATCTGACTTGACTCTGCCGGCCAGATAGCAGTATTTACTGTAGGGGTGTTGATACCCCAACAAATTGAAGCTCTGTATATTATAGATTAATGCACCTATTATTATATATTAAACCAAATTATGTATTACTAACAATGTAAAATTAATGCAGAGATGCTTATCTATTGGACGTAGAATTGCCAAGCCTGTCCTAGTAACCTCAGGTGTACTACTATCCTCTATTGAGACGATCAAGTTCTATTTGATCCAATCAGGCAAGATCGAAGAAGCTTTGGCAAAAGTCACATCTTCTAAGATAGGTGTCCACGAGGGCACCAAATTTTCTCGTGAAAATTTACTTCAAACGTTGAAGATATTTCGTATATTTCTTCGACCAGTAATAACCACACGAGATTCCACTACACTCGCTCGCATTGAGCATGCGATTGAGGATATGGAGACGGACGTATCTACGGGAACTTTGCGAAGGCAACCGTATTGTGTTATGTTGTATGGTCCTCCTGGAGTTGGCAAATCATCTTTTGCTATCCAGATAGCCCGTGCAATTATGATGCATGAATATGGCACCTTTACTTCGTTTCAGATGGTCACACTGAACGAAACTGATGAGTACCAGTCCGAATTTCGCACTTCACACCGTGTAGTCTTATTTGATGACATTGCCGCGTCGCGAGCTGATCACCCAGATACCAAGAATCCTTGGCGAAAGGTGATTGATTTTGTGAACAATGTTCAGAAGACTGCCCTCAACCCTAATTGTGAGATGAAAGGTAAGGTATATATTCAACCTGACTTAGTGATTCTCACGTCTAATATTGACTTTACTAAAGGTTGGAGTGAAGTTGCGAAGACGATGAATTGCCAACAAGCCATTCAGCGTCGTTGTCAACA